AATTGGTTCTCCTGGAACCCGAATTCAGGCGCGGCGAACTGGCCGGACTGCATCCCGGAAAGCAATTCCCCAATGCCGTACTGGCCTGCGCCGCGGTAGGGAGAAAGGTCTTGCCTCCCCTGCTCGTATTGCCTGCGCTGTTCGGCAATCGCTTCCCGCGACGCCTGCAACTGCATTCGTGCAGCCTCTTCCTGGGCGCGCGCGGCCTTGTTTGCGTCACCGCGGCCAAGAAGACCGCCAATCAGTCCGGAGCCGATGCTTGCCGCTCCTAGTCCGATAGAAATTGGATCCATTGTCGGTTACCCTCGATACTGGTGGATCCCTGTTTCGGCAGGGTGCCGAGGAACAGAACCGAGGTTCCGACAGGGAGAAATATACCTCAACGCGGCATGGTCGCGATGTCCGATCGGAACCCGCACCACGCCACAGGAACGGGATCGGTGAGGTCGACGCGGAACACGCGATCCCGAGCCGAGCCCATCATGAGCGTGCGCGCCCGGAATCCGTATTCGCCTAATCGCCCGATCTTGATGTCCCGGCCGCTGGACCATGTACGCCCGCCGTCATTGGACCACGAAAGCATCGCCACGGGGTCGGATCCCTGGCCGGTGACGGGAGCCGTCCCAGCGCGTCCCCAAATCTCACCGGTGCGGTACTGGACCACCTGGCCGTCGGCCTTGTAGTGGGGGAAGGTGCGGCGCCGCTTGATGTACCACTCGCCTGAAAGGTCCGGCTTCTGGTCGGTGTAGTCGGTGTCCGAAAGCTGGTACACCGCGTTTCCGTTCGAGTCCCCGATGAGCATTCGCCCATGTCCGAACGTCGCGTGGGTGCCACGCCAGCGGCGCAACTCTCCGGTGTCCGGGTTCATCCACGCGCGCTCATGCCACTCGCCCAGGTCCACATCGTACACCAGCGTCCTCTCGGCCGCGGCGATGGTCAGGACGTAGTAAGTGTGTCCGCCGAACGAATGCACCCGGCCAAGCGCTCCCGACAGGTCGCCCGCGGCGGAAAGAATACCCTCGACGCCGGGGGAAGACACGGGGCCGACTTGATACCCTTGCGTGCGGAAGACGCGGGCGGATCCGTCCTTGCCGGACCCGAGGAACAGGACAGAATCCCGAGCAACAGCCACGGAATGGGGCGCATCGGTCCCCATGTCGAGCGCAACGGACTGGACGGGCGCCCATTCCTGATCGGCGTTTCCGGAGTCATAGAACACCTGCGCGGACGAAGGTCCAAACACCCACAATTCCCGCCCCTGCCCAATCACAGCCGTGGCAAGGTCGGGCGATGCTTCGGCCGCGGCTCGGTTGAGCGTCGGCCAGGAAGAAGCGTCACGAAGAGCGCTCCAGCGGATGTAGACCGTGTTCGGTTCCAGGCACAGGAAATACCCATCGATGTACGCCAAGTGAACGGCGCCGCTGGGGAATTCGGGATCGGTGATTTCCTGGAACGCCGCATTCACGAACGTGAAGCGGTAGCCGCTCACGCCGTCGAGGATCACCAGATCGTCGCCGTTGTCCGAGATTCCCACCTGACCCGAGGCGCTGCCGATCGTGCCGCGGAGAACGCGCGTCTGGTTGGAGAGGATTTCCCAAACCGACGTTCCGGCTACCTGGAAGACGCGACCCTGGGAGGCCGTGTAGAGGCCCCTGCAGGCGGTCGCCACGCCCTCGGCAACGTAGACGCGAAGGGAAGGGCAATGCACGAACATGCGCTGCGCCAGGGCTCCAGAACCGGCGATCTCGGGCCTGATGTTGATCGCATCGTCCCCACCGATCCCGGGGATGTTGCTGGAGTAGGGAGGGATTGCGAACGGCAACTCCGTCAGCACGACGAAACCCCGTCCCCCGTCTCCGAGAGGCGAAACGCGGCGTGCAGATTCTTGCGCGGGATGGCGTTGACGAGGTTGCGCGTGAGCAGAAGATCGAAGGCGCGCGCGGCGATGGCGGCGACCGACGGGGACACGTCTCCCGAGCCGATGCCGGGGATGCTGGACAGCCGAAGCGCCAACCCGTATTCCATGGCCTCCCTGTATTCGATCGGGTCCGGCATGTCGTCGGAAATGTTGGCGATCTGCGAAAAGGGCGTGCGGTCGAAAACGCGGATGGTTCCGGTCGACGGAGAGGGGTACAGCCACAGCGTCACAGGATCCCCCTGGACGGCGCACCAGACAGCGGGGTCACCACTGGCCGCTCCGTATCCTCGGAGATCCTCGAAGGTACGGCGCTCCAGAATCACAGGCTCACCGCCTGCGAACTGGACTTGCGAAATCTGGATGGGGCGCGTGACCACATCTCCGCCCGTTCCGAGCGTGTAGGACGAGGCACCGTCGGCCGTGACCTCAATCATGCGCTGGCCGTAGCACGTCACGCCCTGGAGGTTCCAGGCCGATCGCATGGCGTTCAGCGAGTCGAGCCCGATTTGCCCGATGGCCGCTTCGGGCGTCTCGCCTGGCGCATAGGCCCCGCACAACTGCAGAGCGCGCGCCACGGTCTGGAATGCGGTCCAGGCCATCAGGCCACGACCTTCTTGGGCCGTCCGGGGCCGCGCTTGGCGGGCGCCGCAGTCACTTCTTCTTCGATCCGCTCTTCTTCGTCTTGCAAACCATCTTCGGCCTCCGGTTCGGTGGGTTCGATCTGCACGAGCTCGGCACCGTCGTCGTCGCTGGTCAGCGGTTCGCGAGGCGCTTCCTCGGGAATCGGCTTGTTGGGAAGGAATCCCGCGATCGTCTCCGGTTCGGCGTAGGCTTCGGACTTGTCGTGCACGACGAATTCCGTCCCGTCGATGTTTCTGCGCCACATGGGGTATCTCATTGCTTGCCCTCCGGAAGTCTTCCTACCCAAAAGGGCGCCCAAGGTTTCCCAGGGGCGCCCGAAGAGGGTCTATCGATGCCTGACTATCAGGTCGTCGAAGCGGTGCGGAACATGCGCGCGGCGAAGGCGTCTTCCACCAGAGCCGAGGCCAGGAGCACATCCCACCGGAAGGTGGTCACGCCCGTGGCGACGTTCTTCTGGCGTTCGAACAGGCCGCGGATCTTGGTGCCGGGGACGGTGAACGGGGCGGCGTTGGCCTCGTCGTACGCGGGCAAGTCCAGGAACGCGGTGGCGAAGGCCATCGGGTCGTAGAAGATGCCCTGCATGACGGAAGCCGAGCCAGCGCCGTACCACACCACGGTGTCGCCGGAGGTGGGGAGGCGGGTCACGTTCTGCCGAGCATCCAAGGTGCTGGCATAGATGTTCTCGGTCAGGGTCACGGTGACGATTCCGCCCGAAGCGGTGGCGTCGGCAGCGGCGCAGAACCGCTTGGGGGTTCCCAGGCTGGCCTTGGTCTGGTCGTTGACGTCTTCGCAGGCCGTGATGTAGAACACCTCGCCCTTCTTGATCGTCTCGGTTCCGGACCCGATGTCCAGAGCGACCGTGTTCGCGGCCTCGGTCATGGTCGTGCTGATGGTGCCAGCGGCGCGGGATCCGGTGGTCTGCACGGGCATGATCGTGGCTTCCTTGATGTTGAAGCCGGACCACTCGGGGGTGGAGCCCTTGAGGTTCGACTTGCCGATCGAGGAGGCGGCATTAAACAGGTCTTCGGTGTCCTGCTGGAGATCCTGATTCATCTGGTAGCGAACCAGCGCCTGCAGGTTGTCCTGGGGACAGAGCGAATCGCCCAGCATGGTGCGGATGGAAGCCATCGCGGCGGAGGTCATCGCGGCGGCGCCGTACACGCGGGAGATCTTGGGAACCAGGTTGTCCAGGATGGACTTCTCGACAGCCGCGACCAGACGCGCCAGGCCGGGCTTCATGAACTGCGCCGACATGTCCTGGAAGTTCATGCCCAACTGGTCGGGCGTGAAGTTGAAGGTCACGTTGATCGGCGTGGTGGCCATGGTCAGATCGACCGAACCATCACGCACGGCCTGCGCCGAAGACGATGTGTCCCATGCTCCGGTGGTCACACCAACCTTGGTCGGCTTGGCGATCTTGACGGTGGTTCCTGACTGTCCGCCCTTGAACTTCGCGGAGTAGTCGGGGATGCCAGACTTCAGGAAGGTGGGGTTGTTCTTGAGGAGAAATTCGGACTCGCGGACGACGAGCTGGGGGGAGACGGTGGCGACGGTGGACATGATCAGTGCTCCTGTTTTTCACGCCAGGCGAAGTACTCCGCCTGCGTCATTTTGGAAGGGTCGGTTTCAGCCACGCGCGCAGGGCCGGAAACTGTCCGAGTGATCGGAACAGGTTGGCGCGCGGGAGGCTGGTTCGGCCGGATGGCCTGGGGTTTGGTGCTGGACGTGGCGCCGATCGATGCCAAGATCCGTCCGGCCTTCAGCGGGGTCGCGCCAATCAAGCGGTCCATGACCTCCTGGTTGGTCACGATGTCCCAGACGAGCCCCGGACCCTCTGCAACGATGTCGCGGAAAACATCCGGGTGGATGTCCTGCTCCAAGTTGCGGAAGATGTCGATGGCGTCTCCGATCTGCGGATTCGTCGCGGCCATGGCTTGCGCCTGGGCGTTGAATCCTCCGACGAGCGTCTGGATTTCGGCCTGCTGCTGTGCGGCATGGATGGTCTGCTGCGAATGCCTGGAAGCGAGGGTTTGGGCCGTGGCGTGGATGTGCTCCTGGACAGCCTGGTTGTACGCCTCGATGGAGTCGTATTTCCGAGGATCCGGAACACTGATTTCGCTTTCCCGCTGCGCTCCCTGCTGGGGGCGCGTCAGTTCGGCGATGCGGCGTTCAAGCTCCGCAGCCCTTGCCCGCTCCTGGTTGCGCTCGGCAACCACGGCAGAAAAACGATGGTACGGGATGGCGCCGGGAAGTTCGCGCTTTGGCTGTTCCTGCTTCGGTGCTTCCTCGGGTCCGGCCGGAGCCTGTTCCGCGGCGTCGGTGACGCTGGGCGCAACATCTTCGGGGATCTCGGTTTCGAGGATTTCGCTGGCTGTTTCTTCGCTCACTGGATGCCCTCCGGGGCAATCGAGAGGACTGGGTAGCCCTCGTCCGGCTCGTCTTCAACGTCCTCCGCGGGAGCCGTCGCCGCGGGGGTCGGAGTCGTCACGGCGTCGAGAACAGCGCGCTCATTGGCGCCCCGCTCCTTCATGGCCGCAATCTGGAGGTCGGTTTCGGCGGCGATGCGGGCAGAGAGGATCTTGGCCTCACTGTCGATCTGCGCCTTCTGGATGGTCGTCTGCGCCTGCAGAGCGGTCTTCTGGATCTCGGCATCGGTGCCGGATTCCAATTCCTGGATGCGCTGCGCCATGAGACCGCGGGCCTTCGTGGCCTCGGAAAGCTCCGCCTGTAGCGCCTCCATGGCCTGCGCCATCTGGTCGAGCATCGCGCGCGGGTCGCCGCCCTGCTTCTCGTCCTGCTTGGCCTCGCGCATTCCCTGCTTGATCAGGTACTTCTCGACCACCTCTGAAAGCTCTTGGGATCCCGGAATGTCCATGGCCTGGATCAGCTCCGGGGCGCCAAGCTGGGCAATCACGGGGTTCTTCGTCCCGATCTCCGACAGCATGGAAACAAACTGCTCGCGCTTGGTGCGGAAGTTCGGGCCGCTCACGACGCGCACGCCGTAGGTGCCGCCGTTGAATCCCTGCAGGTCTTCGCGGATGCCCTGGATCGATGCAACCTCCTGCGAGGTCAGCTTGCCGTCTTCGGCCGCGTGCAGGATCATCTGCTCATCGGCGAACACGGACAGAAGGCCATTCAGGACGGCGCCTTCGTACTCGATCAAGGAGCGAAGATTCGCCTCGTAGTGGTAGGTCCCGAGGTCCGCTTGCTCCTGGCGCACCATCATGGCGCGGCCGGACTCGCTAGACTGACGCCCCAGGTGAACGTCGAAGATTCCTGACATGGCCTTGATCTCTTCGGACGCTTCGGCGCTGGCGTTGGCGTATCCGGCCGGGATCTCGGGTGCGGGCGGATAGATTGGTCCAAGGCCTGGAACGCTCGGGTCGGGAGTCCAGAGGCGGAACGCGGCAGAATTTCCGCCGGCCCAGGTCTGGGCAATCGCGGGGTCGGAGACCATTCCGGGCGTGAGCGTCGCGGGAGGTTGCTTCTTGCCGGAGAGGTATTCGTATTCCTCCGACTTCCACAGGTTCTTGAACCGCTGGGGCTCCTTGATGTCCCTCACCACGCCCTTGTAGATCACCTCTCCGCCGACATCGGTTTCTTCGCCGACGAGGAAGAAAATGGGGATCAGTGAGCCGGGGAATTGCTCGGGTTCACCAAGAACGCCCGCGCCGTCGAGAAACGTCTGCCAGACGGTCCCGTCTTCGCGCTTCTCCCAGAACTCGGCAACGCGGATAGATCCTTCCTTGACCCACGACTCGGCGCCTTCGGGAGGTTCTGCCGATGTCGCGGACCCGTCGGGGTACTTGGCCTTGTATGTGACCTCGGGAAGGTCAACGTACACCGTGCAATGGCGCATGTCCGAAAGGTTGACGGCCTTGGCCTCGCAGTCGGGGACGACGTGCAGGGGGTTCAGGATGCGCTCGTAGCGGATCTGCGGGGCTCCGGTCGCGTCCTGGCCAAGCACCACGCGGTAGGCTCCAAAGCCTCCGGTCGCCATGCACTTGACCGCGGCCGCGCGTGCAGCTTCAGCGCCTCCGGTGATCTCGATAGCGCGGATCATGCCTGCGCGGAATTCGGCCATCTCCTGGGATGCGCCCCGGCCCTGTGCCGTGACGTGGACCGAGTAGGCTTTCGAGGTGATGGCGTTGGAGACGCGCCGGATGATCGGGCCGCAGACGTTGTAGGTGATGCGGGGGAGCTTGTCGGAGCCGCGGCGCGCCCATTCCTCGCCGTCCCACTGCTTCTCTCCCCCGAGGACGGCGAACTCCGTATCCTCCTGGTAGGCCTTCCGCTGCCGGGAGCGCGCCTCTAGGTCGGCGTCGATCGTCTTCCGGATTTTCTCATGGTTCGCGTCGGCCATGTTTCCAAAAATACGCTAATT